ACAATGGGGAACCTACGTATATTACAGGGAGACACTATATGTTTTTACAGTGGTCTAAAATTGATATCGGATACCCATCATACCTTGCTTTCCAAAGAGACATCTTTCTTCACATGGCTGCTTGCGAGGTTGATCCTCGTTGTTTCGGTCAGCTTTATACTAAGTGTCGTCGTTCTGGTTACACCAATATATGTTCTGCTGTACTTGTTGATGAGGCTAGCCAAGTTAAAGAAAAGCTTTTGGGCATTCAGTCGAAGACTGGTAAAGACGCTCAGGAAAACATCTTCATGAAGAAGGTGGTTGCGATCTTCCGCAGCTACCCTTTCTTCTTCAAGCCTATCCAGGACGGTACCACTAACCCGCGTATGGAGCTAGCCTTCCGTGAGCCTTCGAAGCGTATCACGAAAAACAACAAGACTTCTTACAGGGGCGACGCGCTCAACACGGTCATCAACTGGAAAAACACCACAAACAATGCATACGATGGTGAGAAGCTTCATATGCTGTACCTCGATGAGGCGGGCAAGTGGGAGAAGCCTACCGATATCCGAGAAGCATGGCGTATTGAACGAACATGTCTCATTGTAGGTAAGCGCATTGTGGGTAAGGCGCTTGTTGGAAGCACCGTAAACCCTATGAACAAAGGGGGCGAAGAATATAAGGGCCTGTGGGAAGACTCAGATCCCAACGAAAGGAACAACAACGGTAGAACCAGGTCGGGGTTGTATCGCATATTCATCCCAGCATACGAAGCGCTAGAGGGTTTCTTTGATAAGTACGGTCAAGCAGTAGCAGACAACCCGCCGAATCACATCCCCAACATGAAGCGCCGTATAAAGTTTCGTGGCGATATAATAGGTATAGATGGGGAAGTCATAGATCAGGGTAGCAAGTCTTATTTAAAAAATGAGAGAGAGTCATTTAAGGATGACCCCTCCGAGCTCAATGAGATTATTAGGCAGTTTCCGTTCACCGAGGATGAAGCATTTAGAGACAGTATTGATGGTAGCTTATTTAATATCGGGAAGATCTATCAGCAAATAGAGCACAATGATGATCTTTACCCTAGCCCAGTTGTACAGGGTAACTTTGTGTGGCGCACAAAGGATGAAGAGGTGGTGTTCTCTCCAGATCCAAACGGAAGGTTCCGAGTGGCTTGGCTTCCGCCTGACCACCTAAGAAACAACAAGGCAGATGATCGTGGCAAGCGAGTTCCGCCCAACGGACACATCGGCGTGGGCGGAGTTGACTCCTATGACTTAGACTCTACGGTAGACGGCAGGGGGTCGAAGGGCGCACTGCACATGTACAACAAGTTTAATATGGATGTGCCGCCAAATATGTTTGTGGTTGAGTATGCTTCTCGTCCAGATCTAGCCAGCATCTTTTATGAAGATGTCTTGATGTGCGCGTTCTTTTATGGTTACCCCCTGCTTATAGAAAATAACAAGTACGGTATAGCAAGATACTTTGAGTCAAGAGGTTACGACGGTTACTTAATGGATCGTCCTCAGCATTTGCGCAATCCCAACTCATCTGGAAACGTAAGGACAAAGGGCATCCCCTCGAACTCTCAAGACGTAATTCAGTCTCACGCTCAGGCCATAGAGGCTTACATTCATGATCATGTAGGAATCAAAGCGGAGACAGCAGAGATGGGAAACATGCCGTTCAACAGAACGCTAGAAGACTGGATTGCATATAAGATTGACAAGAGAACTAAGTTTGACTTGACTATTAGTTCTGGGCTAGCCTTGCTAGCAGCACAAAAACAAAAGCAAAAAAAGGTAAAGTCTGATTTCAAGGATAAGAAGTTTTTTAGGACATACAGCCCAAAAGTCTGGCACTCCTAGTTTTACTATATTTGCATTGAGTTAAAATAACTCAAACATTGCAGATGTATAGTAACACTAAAAAATCTTCTAACTTTCCTGACCCCCTGGCTTCCTCTGAGGAAAAGCAAGGCAGGGAATATGGCCTTAATTACGCCAAGGCTATATACAATCAGTGGGGAAAGATAGATCAACAAAACTCAGCTTACGGGAACAGGAGGAAGACTTTCGAAAAAAACAGAAGGTATGCCAACGGGACACAAGACACCGCTATCTATAGGTCGCTTCTTACTTCTCTGGATCCTAATAATGGCGATGGGAGTATGCTCAACCTGGATTTCACTCCAGTTCCTATCCTTCCTAAATTCGTAAGGATTGTAGTAAATAAAATATTATCGCTCAACCCATACCCTAATTTAGAAGCTGTTGACCCTCTGTCCTCTTCTGAAAAGGACATGGAGAAAAAGAAAGTTGAGTTCTCTGTAAAGTCCAAGAAAGCTCTACAAGGATTAAAAGAGGGCTTGGGTGTTGAGATCAATGGCGATCCTGACTCTATTCCAGATACTCTGGAGGAGGCTGAGATCTTTATGGGGACGAACGTGAAGGCTTCTTCTGAGATAGCTGCTCAGATAGCCACAAACCTTACCCTTACCTGGAATGACTTCAATGAGTCCATCCTGAGAAGGTGCGTCAACGATCTGGCCGTTCTGGGGATAGCCGTAGTAAAAAGAGATAATGATCCTCAGTATGGATTGAAGACCGAATATGTAGACCCTTCAAACTTCATACACAGCTTCACAGAAGATCCAAACTTCGGGGACTTAGTATATGCTGGTCAGGTCAAGCACGTTCCGATCCAGGAGCTGAAAAGAATGGCTGGGGACCAGTTTACAGAAGAGCAGTATAGAACTATAGCTCAAAGGGCCCAAAAAAAATATGGGTATGATGCAGGTAAACTTACTCAGTCTTCTTACGATAAAGTAAATAACGTTTCCAGATTTGGTTACGATGAGTACATGATTGAAATCTTGGACTTTGAGTTCATGGGCGTCGATTGTGAATTCTACGAGTCTAAGGAAAGCAGATACGGGAACATAGGGTTTTACGCAAAAGGAGAAAGATATAAGGCGCCAACCAACTCTGTCTTTAATAGAGAGATTACTAAGCTGGAGACTTCCTCAGTTTATGGTGGCTCCTACATCCTTGGCACTGACTTCTTGTTTAACTACGGTAAGAAAAACAACATGCCTAGGAATATTCATGATATTTCTAGAACCAACCTTTCTTACTCTGTCTGCGCTACCAACCTGCTTGACATGATGCCAAAGTCCATGGTGGACAGCTGCATTGGTTTTGCGGACCAACTCCAGCTTACTCACCTCAAGATCCAGCAGGCTGTCGCTAAGGCTAAACCCGACGGCATCATAATTGATATTGAGGGTTTGGAGAATGTTCAGCTAGGAAGAGGAGGAGAGTTACAACCTCTTGACTTGCACGATATCTACGAGCAGACAGGTGTCTTTTACTATAGAAGCAAGAACCCAGAGGGTGGCTTCCAGAACCCTCCGATTAGAGAGATCGGTAACAGCATCAGAAACATCAACGAGCTTATCGGTTTGTACAATCACTACCTCCGTATGATCCGTGATGCCACTGGTATCAACGAGGTTATGGATGCTTCAACCCCTAAGTCTGACTCTTTGGTTGGCGTTAGACAGCAAGCCTTGGCTGCGGCCAATAACGCTATATACGATATAACAAACTCTTCTATGGTTTTGTACAAGAAGGTCTGTTCAGATATCGTAAAGTGCGTTCAGGTTATTCACCCAGATTCTGTTCTGTATAAAATTTATGAGAACGCGGTGGGTAAAGAAAACATGAGCGTTCTTAGTTCGTTTAGAAATCTCGCGATGTACAACTTTGGCGTTACGGTCGTCAAAGACATGGAGGAGGCGGAGCGTCAATACCTTGAGCAAAACATTCAGGTTGCTCTTGGTCAAAGAGAGATCGACCTTGAGGACGCTATTGCCGTCAGACAACTAAAAGACTTGGGTCAGGCAGAGAGGCTTTTGATTGTTCGAAGGAAAAAGAGAATGGCTACGAACCAACAAATTGCGCAACAGAACTCAGCGCAACAAGCTCAGGTTCAGCAGCAGTCTGCTCAGGTGGCCTCTCAGGCAAGGCAGCAAGAGTTGCAGATGGAGGCACAGCTCAAAGCCCAGGAGATGCAGCTCAAGACACAGCTTGAGGCTCAGTTAGAGCAGGTGAAGCATGGCTTCAGGAGAGAGATCGAAATGATCAAGGCTCAAGCAACCCTCGGCTTCAAGGAAACTGACGAAAACTTTAGAGAGAAGCTTGAAGTATTGAAAGAAGACAGGAAGGACGAACGAGTGGTAAAGCAGGCTGAAGAGCAAAGCAAGCTTATCTCACAAAGAAAAGGAGAGCGCGGGGAGCTTCCAGAATAATTGGGTGATGTAACAACACAAATGCTAGGATAAGATGGCGCAAACAATAAACTTAGATACTTCTCAGAGAGTAGACATTACTTGTAGGAAAGGCGACACTTTTGAATTGTCTTTGACCTTGAAGGATGACGCATCAACTCCTGTTTCAATAGTTAATGAAAACGACTCATTTAAAATGGAGGTCAGAGCTTCTGATGATTCTAATATTGCCTATGGGACTACAGCAGGAGATACCAATGACAACATCATACTCAGCACTTTGGACGCCACAAGTGGAGCCACTAAAAAGATAACTGTTAAAGACTCTAGCGGTGTGGACTTGCCGCACGCTGATGGCGGATCAGCTATAGTTACGGATGGCATTGTAAAGTTTGCTGTTACCTCTGCAATAATGGCAACTAGACCCGCTGGACTATATGTTTACGACATTGAAATGACAGACGCTTCAGCGTCAAATAAAGTCACTACTTTGATTTACGGTACGTTTAAAATCAATGAAGACGTAAGCGTATAATGGCAACCAATATTACCATATCGACTAGCGGCACCACGACCGTGGTGACTGTCCCTTCAGTAAGCAATAATATTTCTATATCGAAAGCGGCAGGTGGTACGACCACGTTTATAGGACTTAATGATACCCCTCCGTCTTTTACGGCTAGTAAGTTTTTAAAAGTAAACTCAGGCGGGACTGCTGTAGAATTTGTTGATAGCCCTGCGGTTTCTACAATCCTGGGTCTCAGCGACACCCCGTCTTCTTTTACGGGAAAGGCTGGTAAGTTTGTAAAGGTAAATTCATCTGCTAATGCTGTTGAGTTTGTTGATGATTCAAACTTGAACGCCTTAGTTACCATGCTTAAGAGTGGATCGACTACTACTCTTACCTCTATTGGTGACGGAACGTCTACAGACAAGGGTGTTCTGAATTTGGGCGCTTCATCCGCTAGCCTTAAGTTCAATACTACTGGCATCACGATTGATGAGGCCAGTCCAGGTGATATCGAGTTTATCGTAGCCACTGATTCTTCAGGCTCAACGGCCTTTACTGCTGTTCACATCGATGGCGGTACTTCAGCAAGTTCGGCTGACTTTCTTGTTAAGAACGGCACAGCTTTTAAAATTGAAGGTGCGAGCGGCACAGCTAGGCTTACTCACGCAGGCGGTAACGTAGCCCTTACGTTGCCTAGCTCAACAGGTACGCTTGCCCTTACAAGTCAGATAACTGCTGATACGAATACTCAAAACTCCTACACCATATCATGCGTGGATGGAGACAACTCCGACGAGGAAAAGATTAGGCTGACTCAGAGCGGTGCAGATGGAGCGGCTACTGACGACATAGTTTTAGAGGCGGGGACAGGTTTAAGTATCGCAAGAGCTGGTGATAAGATTACTTTCACCAATACTGTTAGTGACACCAATACAATGGGCGGTGGGTTTACGGTGTCTGCTACGACCGATACCACCGCGACTACCATCACTGAAGGCGACGACCTTTTCTTTGCCGCAGGAACAGGCATCACTTGTGAGACTACATCGGATGGTACGGTTACTATCAGTAGCACCATTACTGATACTAACACTCAAAACGCTTACGCGATATCATGTGTAGACGGGGACAACTCTGACGAAGAAAAGATTAGACTCACTCAAAGCGGTGCGGCAGGATCAGCTACGGATGATATCGTTCTTGAGGCTGGAACAGGTCTTTCCATCGCAAGAGCTGGCGACAAGATTACCTTTACTAATACGGTAACTGATACCAATACAACAGACTTAGTAACCGATACATCACCACAACTTGGTGGAAACCTTGATGTTAATGGTCAAGATATCGTTACAACATCAAACGGCGATATAGAGTTAGATCCTAACGGCACGGGTAAGGTTGTATTCAAGGGTAACTCTGATAAAGGCGCTGGTCAGTTCGTCCTGAACTGCGAGCAGAATAGCCATGGCATTGTGATTAAGGGACCACCTCATTCTGCTGGCGCATCCTATACGTTGACGCTTCCAAATACTGATGGTAGCTCAAATGAAGTATTGAAGACTGACGGTAGTGGCAACTTGGACTGGGTGGCTCAGACCGACACTAATCTTGGCAGCACTGATCAAACCCTAAGCGGAACCAGAAACATCGACATGGGTAGCAACTTCCTGACCTTCAAATCAGGGAGTGATCTGCGAATGCAGTACGACCCTAATGATGACAGGTTCGAGTTTAACAATGGGCTGTTAGTAAACGGGGATTTCGTTACAGCAACTGGCGGCTTTACCTCTGGGCTTGTTAAGTTCAATGAGCCTACTCAGGGAGGAACAAATGGTGTCATCCTAAAAGGTCCTACAACAAACCTTTCGGGCGATGTCACGTTCGTCTTGCCAGATGCAGACGGTAGTGCAGGACAATTCCTTAAAACTGACGGGGGAGGTAATTTAAGTTTTGCTTCTGCTGGAGGAAGTGGATCGACAACCTTTTTGGGTCTTACCGACACGCCTAGCTCGTTTACAGCAAGCAAGTTCTTAAAGGTGAACTCAGCAGGAAACGCTGTTGAGTTTGTTGATGGCGGTAGTAGTGGAATCTCAAATGTGGTTGAAGACACTACCCCTCAGCTCGGTGGGGACCTAGACACCAATGGGAAGAATGTGCTGTTCGCAAAGACTGCGAATACCGATCATAGCAGCAATGGCGATATAGTAAAGATTGGAACTGGCTCAACTACACAGGGGGAGCTTTGCTACTATACTTCAAGTGGCACCTGGGTTGCAGCAGATGCAGACGCTACAGGTACGGCTGGTGGAGTCCTCTTAGCTATCGCTCTAGGCACTGACCCTGATGTGGACGGCATGCTGTTGCGCGGTATGTACACACTCGATCACGACCCAGGAACTGTTGGTGATGAATTGTACGTATCAACCACAGCAGGTGACATCACATCTACTGCACCTTCAGGCACTGGAGATGTCGTTCGTGTTATAGGGTATTGCCTTGACAGCACGAACGGACAGATTTGGTTTAATCCTTCTAATGACTTTATCACTCTTGCATAAACATGCCAAACATAGCATCACATAACGGAATAGACGTGGGTAACATAGCATCAATAAACGGACAAGACATTGCAGCTTCTGGTGGGGCTTTTGATCCTGTGGCAGATACTGGGACATATACAGAAACTGTTCCTACCTCTGGATTGATACAGATGGGAGGGGCATACAGGCAAGTCTACAACGAATCATCCAACGGCGGAAAAACAACTGGCGGTGACCATGTTACTGGGTTTACCTTGGGAACAGATATAGTTAGAAACTACTCTTCAGACGTCAATGGTCGCCACGCTAGAGCTGCTACGCCATTCACCCCAACTGTATCAAAAATAGCGGCTTCAGGGTATGCAATTTATATCATAGATACAGACGGAAAGATGTGGGTTATGACTTCATCCAGCAGCTATTGGGGCGGCTCAGGGAATGTTTCGCGGAGGACCTTTACTCAGCTTACAGGGGTTGGCGACTCTGATACGGGGTGGACATCCGTCGCCGCCTGGGCTTCTACTGCAATGGCTATAAACTCTGGAAAGCTTTATGCTATTGGCAACAACAGTTACGGAAAGTTTGGAAATGGTTCAAGTTCTTCGTCTTACGGTAATTGGACTCAAATAGGAACAGATAGCGACTGGGTTAGCGTATCTGTCGGTCAAAATCATGCTGCTGCTATTAAGGGGTCAAGCAACGCGCTTTATACTGCTGGGCGAAACAACGACGGACTTACTGGACAAAACACCCAGTCAGGAAACACAACTACGTGGACTGCTGTAGATGCTACCAATCTCGTTAGCGCTACAAACAATAATTTTTCTTTTGTTGACGCAAGCTATCACAACACAACTGCGATTCAAAGCGGTAGGGCCTTTGGTTGCGGAAGATGTGACAACAACGAGCCATTAGGTCAAAACTTAACCTCTGATCAAACCATCATGGTTCAAACTGGTTCTGTTGGCGGCACCCTTCAGACCGACTGGACTAAGTTTTACGCTAACTACTACTCTTCACACCTGATTAACTCTAGTGGTCATTTTTACCACCAGGGTGATGGGCAATATTACCTGAGTGGAGACGGAACTCAAGATGATCATAAGGCTGGAGACGCTGTGAGAACGAGCACCTGGACTGATGTTGAAAATATTTACTATGCACGAGGTCAATACATAGTCAAGTATCTTGTCATAAAAAGATCTGGCAAGCTCTATTACGTTGGATATACAAGAGAGGGGAATATACCACCTAATATTACATCTGTTTATGTGACTTCACCTACTTTGCTTATAGACTCTCAGATAAACGGAGAAGCTATCATTATAAGAGCAGATCAAAACCAATCTGAATCGTTAATGGCTCAATATCAATAAAAATGGCTACATACACCGTAAATATTACCTCTAAGTCTGATTTAGAGGAAAGCTGGAATGACGACAATTGCCCAAACTTTTCTTTTGGGTTCAACGAATCTTCGTTAGACGATTGCGTTAAAATCAATGAAACAACCTGGCAAGCTACTTATGAAAGTATGGAGTTGTCTTCTCCAAAAACATACACCTACTTGGATATGGTAAATGGAGGAGAAATTACTTACACGCTTGCGGCGGGAGAGTATGGCGTCAAACCATAACTTTTTATTTTTATTACCTTTGCTAGATGTCTAATACTAGGATCAAGAATCTCCTTAAGAAGCACGGATTATCTGGGGTAAACAAACCCAAGAGAACTCCGAAGCATCCTAAGAAGTCTCACATAGTATTAGCGAAAGAAGGAAACAAAGTAAAGCTTATACGTTACGGTCAGCAAGGTGCGAAGACAGCGGGTAAGCCAAAAGCTGGAGAGAGTGACAGGATGAAAAAGAAGAGAGCCAGCTTCAAGGCTAGACACAGACGCAACATCGCAAAGGGCAAGATGAGTGCAGCGTACTGGGCTAACAAATCTAAGTGGTAATGAAGGCTATCAAGTACAAAAAGGGCGGGAACTTCACCGTAACAAGCAGAAAGATGTCTATCGACCCTCCGAAAGGTTTTCACTGGATGGAAGAGGGCGGTAGATATTACCTTATGAAGGGTGACTACGTGCCACATCCTGGCGCCGTGAAGAAGGCTACGTTTAAAATGGCTGACCACCCAAAGAAAAAATAATGGCTAAGAGCGCAGCACAGCAAGCAGCTATCGCTATTTCTAAAAAGGAAAGAGGTGAAGCACCCAAAGCGAAGAAAGGTATGAAGTTCAATCCGAAGTATACTCGTGGTAGTTCGGATGTAGAGAGAAGAAAAAAGCTTATGGCACAGATTTCCGCCATCTATAAAAAGCATAGAGGCACCAAGTCAAAAAGAAAGAAGAAAGGATTCCCACCCGCTGTGGCTGCTCGACTCAAGAGGCTCATGGCACAAAGAGACAAGATATGAAACTTAAAAAGCCAACAGAAGATCAAGTAGGGTTGAAGATGCTCCCAGAAGAGGTGAGAAACAAAATGGGCTACATGGAAGATGGTGGCGTATTGAAGTACAGAAAGGGAGGAAGCGTCAAGAAGAAGAAAAAGAAGAAGGGTGGAGGAATGGCTGGATTGTCTGCGGCACAGAGAGAAGTATACCGTAGAGGCTTGGCTGCATATATGTCTTCTGGTAACAGACCAAAGGTTTCTCAGCACGCCTGGGCTATGGCTAGAGTAAAGAGCGCTTTCGGAAAGCGTGAAGCAGCTAAGATCCGCGCTAAAAAAGGCAAGAAGAAATAGTTTATATATTTGCATTCAATTAAATAAAAATGGAAGAAAATACACAGCCCGTAGAAGCAGTGGAGCAAGAAGCTCCCGCCTCTGCACCCGAACCGTCATTTAGTTTTGTCTCTGATGAAGAAGTGGCGGCCATGCAACAACCTCAAGCCCCAGCCGTAGAGCAACAGCCTACGGTAGAGGCTACCCCAGAGGTGCAACAAGAAATTACCGAAGAGCCTGTGGCTGTACAACCAGAGGCTCAACGAGAATATGCGCCAGAACAAGTCGAGGGCGCGGTGTTCGAATTCCTTAGCGAAAAGCTTGGGAGAAACATCGCTTCATTTGATGACCTTCAGGCGCAACAGCAGGAGCAAAGAGAGCTAGATGAACGCATCTCTGTAATCGCTGACTTCGTAGAGAAGACAGGTCGCGATCCTCGCGACTGGTTTGTTTATCAGTCTATGAACCCTTCCGAAATGGATGACATGACTGCTATTCAGATTCAGATGAGTACAGATTACCCTAACCTTTCTTCACAGGAGGTTAACATGCTGGTTTCTAGCAAGTACAAAACTGACCCCGATCTGCACTCAGAGGAGGAGGTTCAGCTTTCGCGACTGCAAATGAAGATCGACGCAGAGAATGCTCGAAAGGGAATTGATGAAATGCGATTGCAGTATCAAGCCCCTTTGCAAGAGCAATCAGAGCAGGAGTCTTTAATTGATGATAACTGGATTTCAAACATGCGAAACGATTTGTCCGCAATGGAGGGCATTGAGTTCGATCTCGGAAACGGGAACAACTTTACGTTTGGCATGGATGCAAACTATAAGGATCAATTAGCT